TAGCTCAACAATGCCTATATCAATTGAATATAATATAAACTTTTGAAATCACCATTTAGTTTTATCGTACAACCTCAAGATAATAAGAGGTACAATAACACCAAAAAAATTGGCGGTATTGAATTTGTAGTAAGTACATCTGAAGAAGATTACGAGTCCGCAAACAGGGAGGCTGTAGTTTTATCTACACCTATAGGGTATTGTGGAGAAATTGAACCAGGCGACACTTTGCTTGTGCATCATAATGTGTTTAAATTTTATAACGACATAAAAGGAAGGCGTAAAAGCGGTAAAAGTTTTCTTAAGGAAAATTTGTTTTTAGTAGATAACGACCAATTCTTTTTGTACAAAAAAATCCACCAGTGGTATGCTCATGATAAGTATTGTTTTGTTGAACCTATACCTCCAAAAGAATCAATTATTTTAAAACCATTAAAGGAGGAGCCTTTAGTCGCAAAGATGATTTACCCAAATAGCAAGTTATCACAACAAGGCGTTAAGAGGGGGGACTTAGTTTCTTTTAAACCGGATAGTGAATACAAGTTTACTTTAGATGGTAAAAAACTTTACAGGATGTATGACCACCAAATAACTATGGTTTTATGAAATCTACTGAAGAAATTAAATTAGAAATTATAAATGCGGGGCGAAGAGCTGTAGAGCAACTTATAAAGGTAGCAAAAGAAGATATAATAAAGCCAGACCCAGAAGACGATATATCTGCGGATAGATTAAAAAATGCGGCAGCAACAAAAAAGCTTGCTATATTTGATGCGTTTGAGATTTTAAATAGAATAGAAAGTGAAAAAGAAGCTTTATCTTTAAGTAAAAATAATAACAGTGTAGATTCAAAACAAGGTTTTGCAGAAAGAAGGTCAAAATAAATTATATAGAGTAGTTAAAGATTATATCTCTAAATCCGTAATAACCAACAAAAATAGAAATAGAAGTTGGGTATATGGATATAATGAAAAATATGATGTTGTTATAATTTCAAAAACAGGTCAAATTGGAAATGTAATTTTAATTAACGGACTGCATATAGCGCTTCCTAAAACTCCAGATGAGTGTCTTCAAAGACACTCTAAAAAAGAAGAACAGTATTGGGAGCGTAAACAATTACCTAAGCAGCTTTCCAGAATACAGTCTATATTTCAATGGAATGAAATGCCGTCAGAGTTTAAAAACAGATGGGTAGATTACATAGAAGGAGAGTTTGATAGACGGGATGAAGGCGCTTGGTTTATGAATAATGGAGTGCCAACATATATAACAGGTGCGCATTATATGTACTTACAGTGGACTAATATTGACATTGGGTATCCGGAGTACCGTGAGGCTAATCGTATATTTTATATTTATTGGGAAGCCTGCAAAGCTGATAAGAGAAGCTTTGGTATGATTTACTTAAAGATAAGACGCTCTGGATTTTCATTTATGGGTTCTTCAGAATGCGTAAACACAGGGACACTTGCAAAAGATTCAAGAGTTGGAATACTTTCAAAAACCGGGTCTGATGCTAAAAAAATGTTTACAGATAAAGTAGTGCCGATATCTAACAGGTTACCTTTCTTTTTTAAACCCATACAAGACGGTATGGATAAGCCCAAAACAGAGTTAGCCTTTAGGATACCAGCCTCTAAAATTACAAAGAAAAATATGTATGATGTAGAGACTGAAGAGCTCTATGGATTAGACACAACAATTGATTGGAAAAACACAGATGATAACAGCTATGATGGCGAAAAGTTATTGTTGCTTGTTCACGATGAAAGCGGTAAATGGATAAAGCCAAATAATATTCTTAATAATTGGAGAGTTACAAAAACATGTTTGCGTTTAGGTAGTAGGATTATAGGCAAGTGTATGATGGGCTCTACATCAAACGCATTAGACAAGGGTGGTAACAATTTTAAAAAACTTTATAATGACTCTAATGTTTTTAACCGAAATGCTAACGGGCAAACAAAAAGCGGAATGTATAGTTTGTTTATCCCGATGGAATGGAACATGGAGGGCTTTATAGATAGATACGGAATGCCTGTGTTTCACACCCCTAAAAACCCAAAGGTAGATACTTATGGTGAATACATTAACCAAGGGGCCTTGGATTATTGGCAAAATGAAGTTGAATCATTAAAATCAGATGCTGATGCTCTTAATGAGTTTTATAGACAATTTCCAAGAACTGAATCACATGCGTTCCGTGACGAGAGCAAACAATCTTTATTTAATCTTACACGCATATACCAACAAATAGATTATAATGACTCTATGATTAAAGAGCATTATTTAACAAGAGGAAGTTTTTCTTGGAAAGACGGAATAAAAGACACTAAAGTAATATGGTCTCCAGACAAAAAGGGAAGGTTTCTTTGTTCTTGGCTACCGAGCGCAAATTTACAAAATAGATTCTTTAATAAGAATGGTAAAAAATATCCAGGGAATGAACACCTGGGGGCTTTTGGTTGTGATAGTTATGATATTTCAGGAACGGTTGGGGGTAAAGGTTCAAACGGAGCGCTTCATGGTTTAACCAAGTTTAATATGGACGATGCTCCAAGCAATGAGTTTTTTCTTGAATACATAGCCAGGCCACAAACTGCTGAAATATTTTTTGAAGAAGTACTTATGGCTTGTGTATTTTACGGAATGCCAATATTAATTGAAAACAACAAACCCCGTCTCTTATATCATTTTAAAAATAGAGGTTACCGAGGATTTAGTTTAAATAGACCTGACAAACAATTTAATCGTTTGTCTAAAACAGAGCGAGAGTTAGGTGGAATACCAAACAGTAGCGAAGACATTAAGCAAGCTCACGCATCAGCTATTGAGTCGTATATAGAAAAACACATTGGCATTGATTTAGATGGTAGCTTTAGAGACTCAGACGCAATGGGCTCTATGCCATTCACACGGACATTAGAAGACTGGGCGAAGTTTGATATTAGCAATAGAACTAAGTATGATGCCTCGATTAGCTCTGGTTTAGCCATAATGGCGTGTCAAAAGCACTTGTATACACCTGAAAAGAAAGAATCAAAAATAAAACTTAACTTTGCAAGGTATACTAACAACGGAGTATTAAGTGAATTAATTAGATAGATGAAAGACGTTAAGGTAAATATTTCATCTGTAGGTTTTCCCAGTCAATTTGTTTCTGACGCTGAAAAAGCAACTGACGAGTTTGGATTACAAATTGGGCAAGCAATACAGTATGAATGGTTTAAAAAAGATGGTAACGCTTGTCGTTATTATGACCAATGGAGAAACTTTCATAGACTAAGACTATACGCCCGAGGAGAGCAGTCAGTGGGGAAGTATAAAAATGAAATCGCTATTGACGGCGATTTATCTTACCTCAACTTAGATTGGACTCCAGTACCTATATTGCCTAAATTTGTAGATATTGTTGTTAATGGAATGTCTGATAGGCTTTTTAAAGTAAATGCTTATGCTCAAGACGCAATGTCTCAAGCCAAGAGAAGCAAGTATCAAGATATGATTGAAGGCCAAATGGCCGCTAAAGATATTTTGTTAGACATACAAAAAGCGACAGGTGCTGACCCGTTTACAACAGACCCTGAGTCATTACCTCAAAACGATGAAGAGCTTTCTTTGTATATGCAAATAAATTACAAACCTGCTATCGAGATTGCGGAAGAAGAAGCTGTTAATACTTTGTTTGAGGAAAATCATTATATAGACCTAAGGAAAAGGTTTGATTATGATTTGACCGTTTTAGGAATGGGTGTTGCTAAACATGAGTTCCTTCCTGGAGCTGGTGTTCAGGTAGAGTATGTAGACCCAGCAAACGTTGTATATAGTTACACTGAAGACCCTCATTTTAAAGATTGTTTTTACTGGGGTGAAATTAAAACATTGCCAATTACAGAGTTATTAAAGATTGACCCTAAATTAACTAATGAGGATTTAGAAGAAATTAGCCAGTACAGCCAAAGTTGGTACGATTACTATAATGTCGCTCAGTTTTATGAGAATGATATTTTTTATAAAGACACATGTACCTTAATGTATTTTAATTATAAAACCACCAAGAAGATGGTTTATAAGAAAAAAATATTAGAAAACGGTGGTAGTAAAGTTATAGAAAAAGATGACCAATTTAACCCTCCTGTTGAAATGATGGAAGAGGGTAATTTTGAAAAGATGGAAAAAACCATAGACGTTTGGTATGACGGCGTTATGGTTATGGGTACAAACATTATTTTGAAATGGGAGCTTGCTCAAAACATGGTAAGACCAAAGTCTTCCAGCCAACACGCACTGCCTAATTATGTTGCTGTAGCTCCAAGAATGTACAAAGGTGTTATTGAATCTTTAGTTAGAAGAATGATACCATTTGCAGATTTAATTCAAATAACACACTTAAAACTACAACAAGTTATAGCTCGTGTAGTTCCTGATGGAGTTTTTATAGATGCAGATGGTTTAAATGAAGTTGACTTAGGAACTGGTCAAGCATACAATCCAGAGGATGCGTTAAAAATGTATTTCCAAACAGGTAGTGTGGTCGGGAGAAGTTACACTCAAGACGGGGACTTTAATCAAGCCAGAGTTCCTATACAACAGCTTACATCAAATAGTGGTCTTAGCAAGACTCAAATGCTTATAGCTAATTACAACCATTATTTAGACATGATACGGGCTGTAACAGGCTTAAATGAGGCCAGGGATGGCTCTACACCAGACCCCAATTCTTTAGTTGGATTACAAAAGTTAGCTGCATTAAATTCGAATACCGCTACGCGCCATATATTAGACGGCAGTTTGTTTATGTATCGTAGCTTAGCTGAAGCTTTAACTTATAGGGTAGCAGACATTTTAGAGTATGCTGATTTTAAAGATGATTTTGTAAACAAAATAGGAAAGTATAATGTTAGTATACTTAATGATATATCTGATTTGTATATATACGACTTTGGTATATTTATAGATGTAGCTCCTGACGAGGAACAGAAAGCTCAATTAGAAGCTAATATTCAAATGGCATTGTCCAAACAAGACATAAACCTTGAAGACGCTATTGATATACGTGAGGTTAAAAACTTAAAGCTTGCCAACCAATTACTTAAAGTAAAAAGAAAACAAAAGCAAGAAAGAGACGAAAAGGCTGAAATGGTCAAGCAACAAACCCAAGCTGCCATGCAAATGAAGTCTCAACAAATGGCATCTCAAGCTGCTATGCAAAAATCTCAGTCAGAGATGAATGCAAAAATGCAAATTAAACAAGCAGAAATAGCTTTTGAAATTGAAAAAATGAAGACTGAAGCTCAATTAAAAAGTCAGCTTATGGAGCAAGAGTTTCAATATAGCCAGCAATTAAGAGATATATCTGAAAGAGCGTTGTCTGATAGAGAGCTTCAAAGAGAAGGTGCTAAAGCTAAAAGAATTAGTCAGCAAAATACAGAACAATCCAGACTAATAAATCAAAGAAAAAATAATTTACCTCCGCAAAGATTTGAGTCTAACGAGGACAGCTTAGATGGTTTTGATTTAGCTGAGTTTGAGCCAAGGTAATTGAATATTTTATATTGTTTAATGTACTATCTTTGTACTAAAATTTAATTTAATGGAACTTAAAGTAAAAGAAGTTGGAGCTGTAGAAGAAAAATCTGCGGTGCAAGTAGAAGAGCAATTGCTTGAAAAAGCAGAGCAACAACACCAGGAAGATGTCGTAGAAGTAAACGAAACTCCTGATATCGAGAAAGTGGATATGAGTAATACCACTGAGCCCGAAAAAGAAATAGAAACTGTAGAGCCTGAAGACACTACAGAAAAAGAATCAACTCAACCCTCGGAGTTAAACGAGGAAGAAGTTCTTTCATTTATTAAGAATAGATACAATAAGCAGATAAATTCTGTTTCAGATTTACTTGAAGAAAGAAAAGAATCTGAAGAATTACCAGAAGACGTTTCGGCTTATTTTGAGTATAAAAAGAAAACAGGCAGAGGAATTGAAGACTATGTTAAGTTAAACAGAAACTTTGATGACATGCCTGAAGACCAGTTGCTAACCGAGTATATCTTGGCTACAGAAGAAGGTTTAGACAAAGAAGACGCAGAGTTGTTGATGGACGACTATTCTTTTGATGAAACTTTGGATGATGAAGTTCAAGTAAGAAAAGTAAAACTGGCAAGAAAAAAAGCAATTGTAAAAGCTAAAAAGTTTTTCAATGAACAGAAGGAAATGTATAAGCAACCTCTTGAGTCAAGTACGGGTGCTTTTTCCGAAGACAGTGAAGAATATAAAAGCTATAAGCAATATGTGGAGCAAGCTAAAACTTTCGAGCAAGAACAAGCCCGAAAGGTTTCTTGGTTTAACCAAGAGACGGACAAAGTCCTAAATAGTGAGTTTAAAGGTTTTAACTTTACTATTGGCGACACTAAAGTTCTTTACAACCCTGGTGGCTCAGTGGATGAAATTAAAAAGGCTCAAGATACACCAATGAAATTTATTGGTAAGTATTTAGATGACCAAGGATTAATTAAAGACGCTGCCGGTTACCATAAAGCTTTAGCTGCTGCGCTTAACCCAGATAGGTTTGCTAAGTTCTTTTATGAACAAGGCAAATCCGATGCGACTGAAGACGTAAATCGTAAGATGAAAAATATAAACATGACTACGAGAAACGCTCCAGAGGTTACAACAAAAGGTAAAACGCAGTATCGCTCAATCAGTTCTTCCTCAGGGAAAGGGCTAAAAATTAAGAGTATTAAAAGAAAAAGTTAAACAATTTAAAAAAAACAAATTATTATGGCGGGAACAGTACAACCAACCCCAGGATTTCAGCTACAGCCAGCCCCACAACAGGTGGCTTTAGCTACAAACTATATTACCGATTTCAACTTTTTGAATCAGTATCTTCCCGATACTTATGAAAAAGAG